CTGGGTCCGACCTCCGCGTCTCCGCACGTGGTTCCGGGAATTTTCTATATGTCGTAGGTCTCGTGTCCGAACATCAGGACACGTAGGTATGCGTGCGGTAACGTACCTAATCTGGAGACTAGACAGAACTTCCGTTCACTCCTTCGCCCCGCGGGGCGTTCCTGCATATTGATAAGGTTATCGCAACCAGATTTCTTCCATTCCTTAGTCGGCCTAGGGATTCGGGTTGGAACAGTTGACACAGTGCCGAATCTCGAATATGTAGCGGTGAGAATCCGCATGTAGGACATCGCTTGGGCAAGCACGCCCATGAATCCCCGATCATCGCGCCGTAGTGGTGGCCCCTTATACTGTAGGGGGTCTGATGGTCCGGGTATGGTGTAACAAACGTCCTAAAGATCAGCGAAGTTTGAGCGGCCTCGGGGTTACCCCCCGAACCGGAGCCTGGTTCACTGTTCCTATTTATAGGGCGACACTGCGCACAGGGGCTACCAATTTGTGTAGTCACGAGTGGGTCGTACATAACTACAGACCGGTAAGGGGGGCATGACTACGGAGCATGGCGGATCTCCCCGTTGAATAGTCCGCTAGACCATACCATTGCTACTACTCAAGTACCCATAACCAAACCTGTTGGTGGAGCAGGGGGGTCAGCAGTTTCGGCCGCAACCCGTTCCTCCCTGGACGGGTCCGGCTGGTCCTGCCTGCCTCACTCCACCACCCTAGAATCGTTGCGGAATTTGCGCGTCATTCGATGGGAGTCAACCGAGCCCTCAAAGGTTTCGTCATTCGACGTCACGGGCAAGGAGATCCCCATCGGACGACATGTGAAGCGACTGGATTCACGAACATCAAACGCACTTTTAGATGCGTGGGGGATGCAAATTTGCATCGCCCGAACCGCTGGACTGTCGGAAGCCCAGCGAACCGCAAAAGATGCGGAGGTCATCAGAATGTCGAATGACAAGGTTGTTGACGCGGGGGTTGTCCGACTGAAGATCAGGGCAGCCAAAGTGCACAACCTCGCACCCGGACTGACAATCCGCGTCTGCTTCTCC